TCACAAATATCTGATTTTGGTAGTTATGAACCATCTGATTCAACAATAGTTAAAGATGCTAGTTATGTACACACAGATAACAATTACACTACAACTGAAAAAAATAAATTATCAGGAATAGAGTCAGGAGCAGAAGTTAATCCTACTGGTACTGAAATAGTATCAGCAATAGATACAGAGTTAGGTTCTAGTGATTGGCAATCGTCTGGTGGTGGAACAAGTAAAGAATATGCTTCATTCTATCTTAGTGGAGCTGGTGCTACTGGACTAACCAGTACAGAGGTCACATTAACACTTAATGCTACAAGTGTAAACTCTAATGGTTCAGTATTTAGTTTATCTGCAAATACAGTTACAGTAAATAAGACTGGTAACTTTGAAATCAATGCTAATGTATATCTAAACAATAGTTCTACATCAAGAACAGAATACTCTATGTGGATTGAAAAGAATGGTACAGAAGTAGCAGGTACTAGATTTGCTTCATATCAACGTGGTTATGATAGTGGTATGAGTAGTGGAGTTAATTTTATGGTAACAGTAACGAGTGGTGATACATTTACTATTCAATGCAAAAGAACAGATGGTAATGCAACTGCTGGGTATCAAGATGCTAACGGTACAAGATTTAATATAAAGGAACTATAGTGTCTGTATGGGTCAATGATATTGAATCATTAACTGGTGATTTAAATGAGAATATAGATAATCTTAATTTATATGCCGATAATGCCAATAGTGCTATAACTCAATCTGTATGGGAATCAAATAAATCCAAGTATGATACAGAAAAAAATCTATATGACTCTAACTTGTTGGCATATGGTGTTACACTTGAAGGACTAGAGAGGTTTACAACTGCTACGAGGGCAGTAAGCTTTGTTGTCGATATACCAAATAAAAAAGATAAGAATCAATGGTTAGCTGGTGGGTATTTCAGAAATGCTACCTATGCTGGCGGAATGTTATGGAGTCCAATAGAAAAACCATCATACGACAATAGGGTAGGTGGAAATAAATATTCAAACTTACTTAATGGTAATATATTATCTTTCCTTGGTTATGGTTTTGGCAATATACGGAATCTATTACAAGGTGGACAATTAAACCTTAACTTTGATGACGATGTAAGGGAAACAAGTGTTTACAGTATTACCATAGAGGTCATAAATCCAAGAACCAATCAGCTTATATACTCTAATGATTCTGAGTTTAATGGTAATGATATTGCTGGGATAGAATCTAAGCTTGGTAGCTATAATCTTTCATTAAGAGAGTTTCAAGATATTTGGGGTGGCAAGTATAATATGCAAACAGCAATCAATAGTATGATGAGCGTCAAAGACTTACCAGCTTTTTCTAAGGCAATGATGGGCTTACAGATTACTATGAAAGTAATGGATGTTATTGATGGCAAAGATATTAATATTTCACAAACTATACAGCAAGGTATGGTTGGAACTGTTTATGAGACTTTTGCTGGTTTGGCACTTAGTAAAGTTGCTAATGCATTTGGTTTAGAGTTTACAAATATGGGTCAACTTATGGCTTATCAAACTATAGGGCTAAACATAATTAGTGAGCTTGTTGAAATGAATGTTGAGGTTCATGGACATCAATACGATAATCATTTTGGGTTTGGTGGAGAACTAATGGGATTTGATGCCAATGGTAATCCAGTAAGAACTCCAGAAATAGGAATGTTGCAAGGCGTAGCAGAAACAGCTTTAAATAGTGTAGATGGCATAGTTAGTGCTATTGCTTCTTTATTTGGTGTTACTCCTACATATGGAGAGTTTGGATTTTATCAAACTTCAGAGGAACAAGCAAGACTAGAATATTCAGCACTAGAAGGTGCTAGAATTTCTCCTGTTTGGGGGCAAGATACTACGATTAGTTGGGATTCTAGTATTGGGTATAGTTTTGACCCAGACTGGGAAAATGCCATTATGGAAGCTGATATATATGGTGGTGGTGCTGATTTATATGACATTGATATCAATCCAGCATTTGACAAAGGAATTTCAAGAGAAGGATATTCTACTGGTGGGTACAATGAAGGTTATGCTAATGAAATAGGTAGGCTTACTGGTGGAATCGGTGTCAATGGTATAGGTGTTAGTAAGACACTGTCGGATACTTTTGCTCGTAGCAATACAGGAAATCCAACGTCTAATTCTAAGATTGTATGTACTGCTATGAATAAAGAGTATGGCTTTGGTAGTTTTAGGAATAAAATATGGTTGGCTTACGCAAGAAAAAATTTAACCCCACATCACGAAAGAGGCTATCATTTAATATTTAAGCCATTAGTTAAATTAGCTTACGAAGACAATCATTTATGGTTAAGAAAAATACTTGAACATATTGCAAGACATAGGTCTGTAGATTTAAGAGCAGAAATGAATGGACATAAGCGAGATAATATCGGTAGAATAGAAAGAGCAATATTAGAACCAATCTGTTATATAGTTGGTAAACTTTATAAAAATTAAAAAAATATGTTATAATAACGACAAAGGAACAAACAATGACTAATGAAGAAGCAAATAGAATAATTCTTGATGACATTAAACAAGCTAAATCTGCTAAATCTGAAATAGATTCAAAGATAGAGAGATGGTTGGCTGAGTACGATGGTGAAGGCTATGGCAATGAAAAAGAAGGTCGTAGCAAGATAGTTGTTAAAGACATCAAAAAAGCTATTGAATGGTTTGTTCCAACTGCTTCAGAACCATTTCTGAAAAAAGGTAAGATTGTTTCACTTAATGGTATAACTGCTGAAGATGTTGAAAGAGCAGAGATACACGAGAGACTAATTAACTATCAATTTAATAGAAAATTTGACTACTATAATTTCTTACACGAAATGTTTAAAATATCTTCTACTGAAGGTACAGTAATTATTAGAACTGGTTGGGATTTAAGAGAAAAAGAAGAATCTAAAAACTTTGACAATATAACTGCTGAACAATTACAAATGATTACTAGCTCTGGATTAGAAATTGGTTCTATCGAAGATAATGGTGACGGTACATTTAATGCAAAAGCTATTAATAGGATTATACTTGAAAACAAACCTACAGCTACAATTCTTAAAAATGGTGACTGTTTTCCAGACCCATCTGTAGATAAAATAGAAGATATGTCTTTCTTTGCTTACAGATACGAGATGACTATTTCTGACCTAAGAAACATTGGTAAATACAATGATGAAGACATTGATGAATTACTTGTTGGTTTAGAAAGAAATGATAGTCAATTAGAGTCAACTAGAAATACAGCATTAAAAGGCTATGGTAAAGATACTGACTATACAAGTTCATCTGATGCAAACAAAAAGGTAACAGTATATGAATACTGGGGCTATTTGGATATGAATAATGATGGTATTAGTGAACCAGTATTTGCTACATTGGTTAATGATAAGATACTTGAAATTGTAGATAATCCTTATCCAGATAAAGAGCTACCCTTTGTTGTCATTCCGTTCAGTAAGGTAATGTTTGGTTTCTGGGGTGACTCTATGGCAGAGTTCCTTAGTGACGGACAAAAGATTAGAACATCATTAATGAGAGGCTTTATAGACAATGTAGCACAAGCTAACAATGCTAAGAAGTTTATTAAGAAAGGTGCATTAGACCCAATTAATAAGCGTAAGTACGAAAATAACTTAGCAGGACTTATTGAAGTTAATGGCGATAGAAATGATATGTGGGATGGAGAATTTAACCAAATTAATCCATCTGTATATAGTCTATTTGAAATTATACAACAAGAGAATGAGTCTTTATCTGGCATCAATAGAACAATGCAGGGTGTAGATAGTAGAGGACTTAACGATAGTGCTACTGGTGCTAGTATTCAGCAAGGTAATTCTCAAAGAAGAATGATGGACATCATAAGAAGACACTCTAATGGTCTTAAACAAGTATTTAGAAAATGGATTGCTTATAACAAAGAATTTCTATCTGACAATGAGGTTATGAGAATATCTGGTAAACATATTGAGTTTACAAGAGATGATATTAGTGGTGAATTTGATATTGATATTACTGTTGGTACTGATGGAGTATCTGAAGCTAAGGTAAACCAAATGACAATGTTAATGCAACAAGTTGGTGGATTAGCTGGTGTAGCAACTGTACCACCACAATTCTTTAACTTAATGATTTCAAGAATGGCAGACGAGTGGGGTTACCCAGATATTGCAGAAATGCTAGAAAATCCACCTAGTCCAGAACCAAGTGAAGAACAGTTAGAAGCACAAAGATTAGAGTTAGAGAAACTTAGACAAGAAGTAGAGGAAATGAAATCTAAAGCTATACTAAATATGAGTAAAGCAAATGCTGAAAATGTTGAAAGTAAAAAATCAGCCTTAGGTATTAAAGACGAATAGGATATTGGCTTTAGTTGGTTCTATGTAAGTCCAGTAAATCAAAAACAAACAAGGAAAGAACAATGGAACAAGTACAAGGTTACACTCCAGAAGAATTAGAACAGTTACACGAAAATGTAGCTTTAGGTGAAGCTATGAATAAGCTTTTAAACAATAAACAGTTCAAAAAACTATTTATGGAAATGTATGTCGAAGATGGTTCTAAGTTTTTAGTTGACAATATGTGTGTAGCTAAAAATAGAGAAATGATTAGTGAACAATTCTTAGCTAGAAGTTGGTTTAAAAAACATATTAATGATGTTATTGCTAACGGTATGGCTTCTGAAGAAACATTGAAAGAAATCCAAGAGGAGATTAACAATGGAGAATAATCAAGAACTATATGACAAAGGTTTCGACGAAGGTTTTGTGGATTCACCTAAAGATGAAAACGAAGAAGTTTTAGAACAACCTACTGATACTATCGAAGAGGAAACTGAAGAAACTCTTGACGAAGAGATAACAGAAGAAACTACTGAAGAAGTAAACGAGGACTCTGATACTGCTGAACAAGATACTGAACAAGAAGAAGAACCATTCATTGAAGTCGAAAGATACGGTCAAAAGATTAAAATGAGCAAGGAAGAAGCTTCTAAGTTTGCATCGTTTGGTTTTGATTATACAGCTAAAACTCAAGACTTAGCCAAGAAAAGACATATCCTAGATATGCTTGATGGTATTGAAGAGGAAGAGTTAAAGGCTTTTTTAGATGCAAGGAATGGAGATACACAAGCACTTGGTTATATAGCCAAACAAGCAAAAGTAGACCCATATGATATTGATACTGATAGTGCTTATGCACCAAAGAAAGTAGAACAGAGAAACTATGCACTTGATGATGCTATTAGTGATATTAAAGCAGACCCAAGTAGTGTAGCACATATTGACAACTGGATAAATTCTTTACCACAGTCAGTGTATAGTGTTTTCTCTACTGACACACAAGTATTAAGA